TTATCCAAAAAAACTTCGTATGTCTGCTGGTGTAATTTGTTTAAATAAAGGTGTATCTACTAGTTTCCTTTTTTTCCTCCTGTTGCCCACTGACAGGTATTTTACCATGCTGCCAGAGTTCACCGATGCCGTGATAGCTCTCTTTCGGAATACATTCTTTCCCACAACTATATCCATGATTCTCTGAATTGGAAGCCATAGCTGTTTCTCTGCGTAATATGCGAAATCCAGTGGGTAATTGCTTATCTCTTCCCTCTCAATTGCTCTCTGGTTTAGAGGCTCCCTCCCTGCCCTAATCCAGTACTCTACCCTTTCACCAGCTTGGTATTTTCCTTTCAGTCTCTTTGCTAATTCTACATGAGGCGATGTTGTTTTGTAATCCTCAGGCTTTTGAGACAATTTTTTTGACAGTACGAGATCATCAATAGAAACCTCTCCTGCATACAACTTCTTCATCACATTCTGGACGAAAGAGATAGCTTCATCAATCTTCCAATCGAGAATCAGTTCTATCACTCTCCTCTGAGTTTTGATCACCATCTGGCAGTAGTCCCTGCGAATACATTCGAATCCTTTGATGTCAATTTCCATTTTCTTACCCGGCTCATGTTTCTTCCCAAAGTACCTCTTTTTCCCCTTTAGGACAAACGGAGGCGCATACGCTTTCTCATACTCCATCAATATGGGTGTGCGAAACATCCTGGTAATATCTGCAGCCATAACTTCACCCTGAGAGTGTGCGTTCCCTATGAGTTCTAGCTCATTATCACCATTGCAGAACTCACGAGACAGTCGCACGAAACATGAATCCGTGTTGTGCACCACTAATTTACCAGGTCCTACCGCGAAATGATGATTTTCTGTTGTTAAATCATAGACCCAGCCACCAGATGGTAGTTCTTCCATACCGAACTTTTCGGGTGCTTTCTTTGTGCGAAAAGAAACACGATATCCTTTAGCATGTTTACTTAATGCTGATTTCATTCCCAAGCGATGAATCAGAAACTGGTATCGCAGGGCATTCTCCTTTGACCTCATGATTCTCCTAGCACGTTCTTTATTGTTTCCGGTAGAACACAGACCTTCGAAAAAACCATGGATCACTCTATGGGGCGAAAGAAGAATAAATGTAGGAATCTTCCACTCCTCATATTCCACACCATATGTGCATTTTCTCTGACCAAGCGAAACACCCCACCACCATGCCTCCCAGTAGTTCAGCGGCGAATAAGACTCAGGTACACTGGGATATTCAGCGTGGAGTAAGTCTCTCGTGCACTCTGTAGGCTTCACTGGCGTGCCGTCACTCTTTAACATAGAATGGTCTTCTGTCACATCTACGATCGCATCCTCTGTCCACACCCTGTACATTTTTTTCTTTACCTTGTGCCGAATGACTCTCTGAATAGCTGTCCACCCCCTTTCGCTCCAGACTTCGGTGTCCACTAATTCACATGCTTCTTTGTTACCGTAGTTCATATACTTTGTCGTGAGATCGCATATCTGAACAATCTCAAACGCTCCTTTTTTGCGAATCATAATAGGCGTATCTGCTGCCACACTGTCTCCATATATGACTTCGCTTCCTTTCCACACTGGATTGTTGTTCACACTGTCCATTGTACGCAGCGTGAGCCCGCGTCCATACTTTGTCACACTTGAAGCAATGCGTGGTTCGGGGAGATAGCCCTTCCTAGCCCCCGTGAACCCATAGATACTATTCATGACAACTTTAATAGCTAGTTGCTTCCCGTCCAGGATAGCGTACGCGTCTGTGCCGTACTGTTTCTTCATTTCTTTCTTTACACTTTTGCGTTCTCCATGCAGGGTTGCCAGCATTAAGGGTAAAATACCTTGCCGTATCTTTGGCAAGACGAAACTTACATTTTTGGGGTTATGAGTAACATTGAGTCTTCCATCCACCCACGCATAGTCTGGGATTGTGATAACGTCTTCCCCCTCAACCCATCCATTCGTTTCGATTTCTTCCCGCGTTGCGATGGTGCAGTAACACATATTACAGGCTCGCATGATGCTAGGATATAGACTAGCAAAGTCTACACAGATAACCACATCCTTGTACATCCCTTTCTTGGGGTCAACAACTACTGCACCTTCAAAGTGTGTAGATGTTTTGTCTGTCCTTGGTATGAAAATGCGCTTCTCTTTGCAGTAGTAATGCATGAGTGTAATCGTGCGGATCCCCTGACCGCGATTCAAGATATCCACCGCAAAGCATCCCGTAACTTGGCTCATCTGCACTAGATTGACTACCTTTTTAAGTTTGTCGAGCAGATCCATCACGAGTTTGCAGTCCTTCACGCAGTAGTCCGCAAGTTGTTTTCGTCCTTCGGGGGTTTTGAACTTTTCAGGGATCAGATGATAAGGCATGTCGTCTTTACCGGTACCGAGAAACTTTTGAGCCACTGCCTCCAAACTGTACTTGGACAGATTATGTTGTCCTCGCATGACTTCGTACCCGTCCATAACTACCACTCCGGGTATATCGAGCCTATATTGTTCTTGTGTACCTCTTTGGTTGGAATGAGTCGTAATGTGCCGAATAGTAGATCTGTGACCCCGAAGTCTTGACCATTTGAAATCAACCCCAAGTATTTTGCATCTCGTTTCAATATACGTGTTGTCAAACCGATTAATATTGTACCCAGTCAGTATATCTGGACTCATGCTCTGTACATATCGCAAGAAGTTCTTTATCATTAAACTCTCTGATGGGAACGATTCATAACCAGGCGTGTCATTCAGGCAGAAACACTTGCTCTCTTTCTTCGTGTAACACCCGATCGTAATCACAGGGTCCATTTTGGGGTCTGGAAACTCCCCTGGACGGAGAAGGCACTCAATATCATAACTTAGCATGACAGGTTCTATGTAGCCTTGTATAGGTTTTATGTTTTTTAACCAATATTCTGAATCACAAAATGTTAGCTTTTGCCTGGTCCAAGGGTTGACTTCACATTCGAAAAAACTACATGGTCGTATGTCATTTTGAATAAACCATTGCGAGTCTAACCTAACCTGATCGTTATACATTGCAACCCCGTGACTTCTAATCACCTTTCGTGTTATATAAAAATCCATGACCCTCTCGAAATAAATTTTATAAAAAACCCGGTCACCCCACGCAGTGATGTCGTTTCCCTTTACTACTCTTATTGTGTGGTGCTCTGGCAGGGCTAGTTTACCATCTTCATTGGAGATATAGCGTGGGTCTTTGGCACATATTAAATGGGGTTTAAGCGATGTGTGTATGGCAACAGAACCAGATTCGGTACGTCCGTATAGTGTGAGAAAGCTGCTTTTAGTTTCTATACTACACGCAGTATGTTGGAATTGGATCTTCATCTTTTAGTGACACAAGGTTTGTTGATATACACCGTTATATGCGCCCCCAAAACGCTACTTCTAGCAGATCTGAGAGCTATCTTCCTAATCCTAAAAAAATAATTTTATTTCCCTTTTTTAAAAAAAACCTTTTAGTAAAAGATTAGTGCTCAAAACCGCTAGAAGTAGTGTTTTGGGGGTGCATATAACGGTGTATCAAAACCGCAAGCTTACATATGGTGTTGTGCTATTCGGTCGTTCATACGGTGCCTCCGCAAACTCGCCGCCACATCTATAACCCCTGACATTACCGTCATCACATGCCGCAAACAGCGTTCCACCGTTAGGGTTATCACCATCTGGGAATACGAACAAACAACGCGCCTGAAAGGCGGCGCTGACCCATATCTCCACACAGTAACCAACCTGCAATTCCCACACCCGCAGCGTATTGTCTTCTCCCGTAGAGAACAGCTGGTCTCCAAACACGCACATTGACAACACCTCATCATCATGCTTCCCAAGTGTCTGTACCCCCCCTGACTTCCAATCCCACACCTTGATCATTCCGTCTGTGCCCCCCGAGAATAGTCGTCTCCCAGACACGCACAACGTCAACATCTTAACCGCGTGCCCCCCTACCCCGACCGTGTGCCCCCCTAACGTTTTATCTAACTGCCAAATTTCATCTACAAAACGCCACACCTTGATTGTACGACTCCCCGAGAACAATCGATCTCCAGACACACACACTGACGACACCCAATCCGCGTGCCCCTGCAGCGTCTGCACGCATTCCCCCGCCAAGTCCCACACCTTGATCGTCTGGTCTATACCCCCCGAGAAAAGCCGGTCCCCAGACACGCACAACGTCAACACCGCACCCGTGTGCCCCTCCAGTATTTTATCCAGCTGCCAAATTTCATCCACAATACGCCACACCCTGATCGTCTGGTCTAGACCCCCCGAGAAAAGCCGGTCCCCAGACACGTACAACGCCAACACTGGACCCGCGTGCCCTTCCAGCGTTTGCATTTCAACCTCCACTGACTCTGCTATGATATTTCCGCGTTCATCCCCCGAAAACAACCACACCTGGTCTGCGCACACCGACCACACTGGGTATCTATTTCCTTCAAGATTCGCGTTACTATACCATACAGGAACTACGTCAGAATCCATTTCCTTAACAATTGTTTCCTATTTATATTACCACATCCAATCTATATTATTATAATGGTGTATAGGAAAAACAAAGGAATGTAGACCATGAGCACACTGCACACTATAGCACATGCATTCCTATGGAGTTTGATGGAAGTAGAAACAGAAGGCAAACGGGGGTGGATGTACGACAGTCAGACGCAGTGCAGCGGAATTCTAGCTTTCACCTGGTACCACATTGTAATGAATCTAATAGCAATGATGACTGTAACATTTATTTTGCAGCCTTCGTTAGTTAGCAAAACTATGGATGAAAGGAAACGCACCTTGATTATATGGTTTTACAACTTACTGTTATGGTTCGTGGTAGAAGACGTAGGGTGGTTTATGGTCAATGGTATGACATACCGCACTGCACCGTGGCAGACCACAGCCGCGGCTGTTCTTAGCACTGTTCTGCCCCCGGGTCTCGTGTACTACATGTATTCTAACAAATATAAGCGAAGCTATTATTGGGATATGGTACTGATACCCATCATAGTATACATTTGGGCACCTTTTGGAACACCATTTGATGCTAACGAGCCATATACACCTAGACATAATTATTGCACTTGAAATGTATATATAACCATCATGTACTGGTAAATGGCTTCCTACGAGGACATTGTCAAGATGATGAACGAGGGGAAAATAAAGAAAAAAAATAAACGGAGGACCAAGTTCGGAGACAATCCACATACAGGAAAAAAAACAGAAAAAACAGCTGATCAGTTGCGTATGATAAAGCAACAGAGAGCTGCAGATGATAAAAGACGCCTCAGACGCGACGAAGAGCTCCGGGAAAGGAGAAAGGCTGATGTAGAAAGAGAAAGGGAAAGACAGGCTTCTCGTAAAGCGCAACAGGAAGAGCGAGAGAGGCTAGCAATGCGGGATGGGTTTGATAATCCGGAAGATGATGAATATGATCCGTATACCGACGAAGAGTATCTCGAAACCCTCTATGGGGGAAAAGACAAACTTAAATTACGTTTTTAATCTTCTCTAATAGTTTTTTTAATATATTCCTGTATAGTTCTAACAGATCCGTATATGCAAGATATGAAAAACACAGTACTAATCACATAAAACCAATTGGACTCTGGCAGGAACTTTTTAATTTCGATATCGTGCCCGATCGTACTGCTACCGAACTCACTCCAAAATTCATACGTGCTGAAGAATTCTTGCTTATAAAAAACCGAAACAAAATCATCCCTCGTGTTCGCTACATACCCAATGTATACGTCAATTTGGGATACAATGGGCAATGCCTGTTCCAATAAAATACTAGCTCCCCGGGGGGTGATATAGTACATTTGCGTACCACCGAATCCCTGTCGGGGCTGCACTGTGCACCAGTATTTGCCACATTCTGACCGGTCTGCAAATGGCAGGTATACAATAGCTGCATGGTCTGCACCTGCTGGGATGCGTGAAATGGCAGCGTGCATGAAATCTTTGTCCATGCGAACATCATCTTCCAGAACAATGATAGGTTCGTCCAATTCAACAGCCTTCTTCCATAAAGCAATGTGTGATAAAGAACACCCTAGGGCAGAAGCTTTCCCTGTGTGCATGAAGTCAGTGTCTAGACCATGTGCTACGTGATATCGAGCAAATGGAGACACTCTTACGTCTGTAGATATATCTATAAGAGAGGCGTCCACTGCTGGAAATTTTGCAGTTTCATTGTGAGGAAAGACATCTTGGACCTGGGGTAGGTGCCCACTGCAAAATTCACCCCTGAGGCGTTCTAAACAAATCATGAAGGCGGGGAACATGATTTGATGGAATTATTTCTTACTAAATACACCGTTAGACAGACGGTGTAGTTGCAGTGTGTACAGTTGAGCAAAATGATCTCCCCCATCGTACAGGCTGCTGAATCTTTATTTTTATTTTTTGCGTCTGTCTTCACACTACCCTGGGCTCTGTGGGACGTAGTTAAAGAAACCATTCGCTCAACTGTCTCGTTGAATGGCTATACAGCTATAAATCCAGACGGTGTACTGGGTGAAGGAGAGAAAGTAGTAGACAATGATAAAGACGAAAGTGAAGAGAAGGAGGAAGGTGAAGAGAAAGAATGATGACGAATTGCACTTGAATTTCGTAGATAAAATATGCATCGGTATTATTATACTTACAGCAGTGGGATCAATAGTGGTACAGCATTTACCTTTATAACAATAACATGATGATTTGTAGTATATATAGATACTATGTTGTTAGTTAAATGGATCCTCCCAAGACCCCCCCTAGGACACCTACACCACCAGCATCTGACGATGAATATTTAACATGGTCTGATTTAGAAGCTATGTCTGATTCGGACTTAGACTTATTTAGAGATGAAATGGATCCTGGAGATCTACCCAGCCCCCGGAGCCCCCGGAGTATTGTAAATGTACCTCATCTTAGATTTTAAACGGTGTATATCAATATCATATATTATATAAAATGTATCATCCTATTACAATGTATCGCCCTATAAAGAGACGCAGAAAGTGTACTTTTGATGTACAGCGAATATCTGACACACACTATCATGCCAAAGCCACTGTTGATTTTGAATCTCCTTACCGGACAAAGAAGAAACATTATGAATTCCCCAGAGAAGAACAACTTAAATATCCCTTAGACGTTGGTATTCTTGAAGTAGCAGCGTCTAAGGGAATGGAGGTCATCATGCCACCCATGTCTGCACAATCAGACTATGGTCCTATTATAATCCCTCCCCCAGAAGTGGAACTAGACCCAAGACTCTATCCGCATCAAAAAGAAGGTGTGTTAAGAGCTGCACATATAGGGAGAGCCATGATAGGAGATGAAATGGGTGTGGGAAAGTCTGCACAAGGCATAGCATTAGCAAAACACTTTGGTGGACGTGTTTGTATTATATGTCCTTCTTACTTGTGCAAGAATTGGAAGCGAGAGATGGAGTTTTGGTATCCCGAACACGAGATCTCTATCGTAGGCAAGAAGGTACCAGAAACATCTGCCATCATATCCTACGACCTCACACATCGTAGAGAGCTTGGTAAATTTAATGTACTCATTTTGGACGAGTCTCATTATGTAAAGAACAAGAACGCAAAGAGAACAAAAGCCATTATGAAGATGGCTAAACAAATGAAGCATGTGTTTTTGCTCACAGGAACCCCGGCACCGAATAAACCTGTTGAACTATGGAGTCAATTGTACATGCTCATGCCCAAGGTGATTGGAAACTATACTAGTTTTACACGAAGATATTGTGGAGCAAAGCAATCGCCCCTAGGCTTTGTAGATGTTTCTGGTGCCACACACCGAGAAGAATTGGCTTGGTTGATGAAAAGCACTTGTCTCATACGCAGATTGAAGAGAGACGTGTTGCAGCATCTGCCTCCTAAAACGAGAACCACTCTAGAGGTGGACGTGCCTTGTAAGGGGATGAAGCAAAAGTTTAAGCGGTGGAAAGAGATCAATAGGCTGTGCCTGCAGCAGGAGACACACGAGCTCATCTTTGAGAGGAAACAACTCGTGTCTGAACTCTTTCTAATGACAGCAGATGCTAAAGTGGACGTGATCAAAAAGATATGTGCAGATTTACCACCCAGGACTCTTATCTTTCATCATCATAAGGTCCTTGGAGACGCGATAGAAGAGGTGCTGCCCTGCATGCGGATTGACGGGTCTACTCCCAGAGATAAGAGGGACGACTATGTGAAAGATTTCCAAGAAGGAAGAATCGACTACTGCTGCTTGTCCATGCTGGCTGCAGGGACGGGTATTACACTGACAAGAGCGACCAACATTGTGTTTGCTGAGTTATACTTTGTGCCCGGAGTCTTGATGCAAGCAGAGGATAGGGCTCATCGTATTGGACTGGAAGAACCGCTCACGGTGACTTATGTGATCGCAAATGGGTCTTTGGACACTCATATGTTCAAGAGAGCAACTTCCAAGCTCAGTATACTAGATAAATGTTTAGATGGGAGAAGTGACCGGAAGTTCATGTGAGTATTAACCTGTACAATCTTACAACAATGCAAACTCTGTACTTTGCCTACACAGTGTACGGCTTCACCTTTGCCTTTATTTCTCTCTCTGTACAGTTCCAGATGGTCAACATGTATAATTTCTCTTCTTCCGATTTAGCCTTTGCTTGGTCTTGTGTGAGTTTGCCTTGGGCGTTTAAACCCTTTTACGGTTTCATATCTGATAAAACAGGGAGAAGGGCGAGCGTCTGTTTAGGGGCTTTCGCGAGCGCACTCGCGCTTGCTTATCTGCCCAACTTTGGTGAACATATCGTCTATGGCATGACCCTGTCGTCCCTGTGCATTTGCTATGCGGACGTGGCTTCCGATTCTATTGTGGTGACGTACACGAAGACGCGTGGGAAAGCTCTGCAGAGTAATTGTTGGACAGCGAGATCGTTTGGGTCCATGATCGGCACCGGGCTAGCGGGGATGGCTTACGAGTATTTGGGGTATAGCACGGTGCTTCGGATCTCTGCCATCGGACCGTTTGTCTTATCCCTAATGATCTGGAACATTAAAGAACCAGCCCAGGAATCATCCTCTTTGAAGAACGCGCTCAAATCCATCTATGCCATGCGACATCTTGTGTTGATTGCGGTTTTTATGGGTCTTACTCCCGAAGTGAACAATGTCTTCTTCTACACTCTGAAAGATAAGTTAGAACCGATTGAGTTGTCGCTTATTAGCGTGACCGGTTCTATGGCAGCTTGTGTTGTGTCTTTCTTCTTCCAGTATATTGACAATTATAAAGCGTGCCTCCGACTAGCAGTAGTTCTGGGAATCACCAGTTCAGTATTAGCCTTCTGTACGTATGCAGGTGCGCCGGCTTTTGAGATGGAGATGATTCGGAGTGTCATAGGCGGTGTGGCTGGGATGTGTTTTGTATTGCCTCTTGTGATCGGAGCTGCAAAGTTAAGTACGGACGGGTCCGAGGGTGTATCTTATGCCCTGTTTGTGTCTATTATGAACCTGTCTGGCGTGGTGGGAGAGATGGTCGAGGGTGGTGTGGTGCGTGAACTGGACGATATGGGTCTGTTCCTGATTGTGGCAGCGGTGGTGTCTTGGTTACCGCTTTTGGTGATATGAGACCTGACACGTGCAACAGGCTGGTATGTGAACATGAGACCGATTTTGCCACAATGTGGGCGCCGTCTTACAGTAGGCATTTTGAAAAAAAACTCTATATATATTCATATATTGTGTCTTAAAAAATGTCTGGTGAAAGTAAGGATGATGTACTTTTAGGTGTAGCTAGTGGACCACATTTCGTACCTGGGAATTTGGAGTTAACATATGGAGGCGTGACATCGATAGCGTTCTCTGCAGATGGGAGAAACATTGTGTCTGAAGTTAGGGACACTCAAAACTATATGTCTGATATTAGTTTGTATGATCATTCATGCAGGGGGAAGCCCAAACTAGAGTTCTTATTAGACTATGCATACAACTTATTTGACTATATTGTAAAGTATTCCCCAGAGTGGTTCGTGTCAGTCGATTCAAATGTAGCATCTGTAATTGCATCGACTATGTGGGACACCGTTCAGTTAAATATTCAAGACGACCTGATTCGTACATGGACCCAGGGTAATATAACTCATGTGCAGTTCGCTGATTCACATAAACACAGGGCGTTGACAGCAGATCGGGGTGGAATTGTGGCAGTGTGGAGTACTGAACGCGAAAACACGCTTGCTACGTACCAAACCGGTGCACGAATAAAGTCTTTATTATTCTCACCAGATGGTAGATTTGCTGCGTTCAGCTATAATTATAATTCATTCACCGTTTGGGATCTAAAAGAAAAAACAGTTTCAAAAAACCATATTGGAATAGAAAGGGACGATCTTGGATTTACTTATACTTTATGTTCGTTCTCTCCAGACATGCAATATATTGTTGGTATTAAAAATAGTGGTATAGCTAATGCTGAACTGTTTGTTATGAATTTGACAGGGAAGATATTATATACAAGGGTGTTACCACGTGTCACTTGCATCGCATGGGATCCGCTTGGTTTTACATTTGCCTGTGGGTTTAAAGATCGCACGACGGGGCTTATTCGTAATGATTTTTATAGAACTCGAAAGGTGCAGATACAGCACGAGTTGGATTCCTTTCATTCGGAAAATGAAGCCGCGAGTCAAACTGGGATGGGGTCATCCGATTTCCTAGTCAGAGAACGTGCACGGATGGCGATAAACGCTGCACGTGAGACGCTGGGGGGGTCATTTACAGAAGACGAAATAACGACTTTTGGTCCACAGTTCGGAATTGATGGGGAACAAATGATGAGGGAAGAACAAAATGAACCTACATGGTCTGAACGCGAGGAACCTTCTATAGACTACCCAGCTCCCAAAAGGCAAAAAAGATTAATGGAAATATTCGGAGCATTGCGATTTTAGGTGTCAGTTTAATCTTGATGTTTGTCTATATATTCAGAGCCCCTATCGGAAATGTCTGCTCCGGTGTGGTTTACAGTGATCTTCGCTATCACAGGTGTGGTCATTATTACTTTGTTCGCTTGCCGTAACGGTGTATTTGGAGAATGTTGTAAAGGCAAACACCATGAACTCCCCCCATCAGACAGATACGGAATCGGAATCGGAATCAGAGGACATGCCACAGACGAAGGATTGGGTTCTAGCAAGGTCTCAACTATCCGAGCTGAATCAGAAGAGGAAGATGCTTATGGAGACCATGAAGAGGAAAGCAGACGAAGTGGAGGATTATCTGAGGACGAGCGATCGGAAAAAGATGAAGATTGGAGGGGTACAGTGTGAAATTAAGTCTAGCAAGCATGTGCCTTGGAATGAGAAAACGATTCGGGAACATATGGACGCTGATGGTAAATTGGATGTGGCAGTGTTCAAATCACAGATGACCACCGTCAAAGAACGACTTGTAATGAAGTGATATAAATGAAGGGGTAGGATAATTAAATGTTAGCCATTAGTTCAGGTGGAGATCACAGCGCTTATGTACTTGGTATGTTGAAAGGTGTGTTTGTAACACGACCTTCGATTACCGAGTGGAAAAAAGTATGTGGAATTTCTGCAGGGGCGCTGATAGGCACAAAAATAGCACAGGTAGATATAGAAGACAGAACTAATTTTATTAGAAGTATTGATCACCTAATGGACTCTCACAGGACCATTGCTACGCATTGGTCTGTTATGGGCTCTGTCGTCAGCCTTGCAAAAGCCTTCTTTTGGCACGGGGGGCTCTTTAAAAGCGAGCTGCCGGACATCGTCAGCGAAGAATGGGATGAAAAATACAGAGAACTGTACGTAGGGACCTATAACCAGACAGAAGGTAGGTATCAGTCCTTTGGTCCGACCCCCAGTGTCTCACAGGTGGCTGCGAGCGCGTCTATACCTGTTGTATTCGAATCCGTCCAAATGGACAATATGAATTATTGTGATGGAGCAGTTGCACACATCCTGCCCATCGATGAAATCAAAGCACACTGGAGCGAAGGTGACTTGGATGTAATGATATGTTACCCTACAACCCATACCGAGTTCGTTAAATCTTCTGGTTATATGTCAAAGTATCAGTTGGTTGGAAGGGTGTTTAACACTTTGAGCGAGAACACATGGTACAATTTAAACAGAGATCTCGACGACTTAAGCGAATTAGTAGGACAAGATATAAGAGGGGGTGGGGTGTTTAAAGTTGCAGACAAAACAGTACGCGTATACGTGCCTAAAAAAGGATATTATTGCGATGTTGTAAATAGGAATTTTAATACTTTAAAAACAATGCACAAACATGGCGAAAAGGTGGCGAAAGAGATGCTAAATACAAAGTAAACTCTTCTTCTTCTTGTGCACGCTGCTCCATCCTTCTTTCCTCAGTCGTATTAATGTCTGCCGCCTGGTTAATCTCATAGTCTGTAAAGTCCATTTAAAAAACAAAAAGTTTATATTTATATCTCACGCACTACAACTCATACACACGTCTTCAACCTCGTTGACCTGTATGGGGTTGACTTTGGGGCGGCTCCTCAGGTAATACATTCCAGTCTTAAGTTTAGCTTTCCAAGCGTAAAATAACATCGCATTCACTTTATTCATTGTAGGTTCAGCCAGGTGCAGGTTCATGCTCTGACTCTGACAAACAAAGGGTTGTCTTTTAGCAGCGTGCTGTATAACATATTTCTGACTAATTTCCCACACGTTCTTGAACACAGCCTTATGGTTATCGGAAATAGGAGCATTCTGCACACTCCCGTAGTCTCTTAGCATCACCTTTTTCACTTCTTCCCAGTTGTTCACTTTGGACCGTAGCACGTGGTTTTCTACCATAAATTCACCAGAAAGGACCCTGCGGTTGTACAGGTTGGAGGTTCTTGGGTCGGTGCCTTCCGAATTACCCAGAATCTGCGCTGTACTTGCTGTAGGCATGAGCGCAATGAGCAAAGAATTCCTGAGACCGTGTGTCATGATCTGTTTCTTCAGTCCGTCCCAGTCATATCTGTTAGGCTTCAGCCCATAAAAATCAAATTGGAGAATGCCCTTGGAAGCAGGGCTCCCCTCAAAACTGTAGTGAGGACCCATTTCTTGAGCAAGCTGGCAGGATGATTTCAGTGCATGGTAATACATGGTCTCAAAGATAGCTGCATCCAAGTCCAATGCTCCCTGAGATTCATAAGGCAGGTCGTGCATTTGGAAGACATCCGATAGCCCCTGCACCCCAATACCCATTGGGCGATGTTTCATGTTGGAAGTCTCTGCTTCTCCAAGTGGATAGTAAGTCTGGTCGATCACCCTGTCTAAATGACGCACAACTTCTTCAACTCTGGCTCCGAACTTATCAAACTGGAATGTACCTTTTACGAACGCAGGCAGAGCCATAGAGGCAAGAGTACAGACCGCAATCTCATCTGGGGAGGTGTATTCGCAGACTTCCACGCATAGATTACTCCCTTTAATGGTTCCAAGGTGTTGCTGATTGCTGCAGGAGTTCACACGGTCCTTGAACATGACATACGGGGTTCCGGTTTCGATTTGGGACCGAATAATTTTTTCCCAAAGTTCCCTGGCTTTAATCTTGCGTCCTGGCAAAGTTGCTTCTGCTTCAACATATTTCTGGTTAAACTCTTCCGAGTGGTATTCTTGCAGGTTGATCGTTTTAGGACAGAATAAGGTCCACGATTCATCCTTTTCAACCCTCTCCATAAAAAGATCGGGCACCCAGAGAGCTGTGAATAGATCACGTGCTTTACTATTTTCGTCTCCGTGATTCTTTCGGAGATCCAGAAAAGCTTCTATGTCTGGGTGCCACGGTTCTAGATACATGGCAAAGGACCCCTTCCTCCTGCGTCCCTGGTCTACGTACCTTGCAGTCTCGTTAAACACTCGAAGCATAGGTACAAGACCATTTGATTTGCCCATAGCCCCTTGAATGTGAGCCCCAGTGGAACGAATGTTTGAGATACTTAACCCTATACCACCAGCAGTCTTGCTAATGAGCGCACACTGTTTAACAGTATTAAAAATCCCAAGGATGCTGTCATCCTGCATGCATCCGAGAAAACAGGAGGCATATTGCCCATTGGGCATCCCTGCATTGAAGAGAGTCGGTGTAGCGTGCGTGTATTCTTTGGCAGAGAGTGATTTGTAGCAATTGACAGTTTCCTCCACTGTATCATAAAGAGAAGCAGCAACCCTCATAAGCATATACTGTGGTCGCTCGATGAGGACTCCTTCTTTGTTTCGCATCAAGTAAGACCTCTGCAAAGTTCTGAGAGCAAAAAGATCATAAGTGAAATCATTGTTGTGCAATATATGCTCATCCAGTTGGAGTCGCTGAATCTTGGTGTGGAAAACAGGGTCTAGGGGGAGACTAAGCATGGCTTTTGTGAAGCTGGGAGACGTCTGCTTATGGATGTCCATCATTTCAATACGTCCTGCTACGAGACCAAATCCAGCTGATTGGGCAGTGTTGGCGAAATATTTGTTTAGCTGTGGTGCGGTTATATTGGCTGGAATACCCTTCATGATGGTTTCAACCAAGCCACTCGTCTTCCCTTCGCTCACGTGGCTCAGAAAGCGGTGTACCTTTGTCTTAGAGACGGGTTCAGTGGATCCATTTCTTTTCTGGACGAGCATGTTGGTTAGACAATTTATCTAGGTTATATACACCGTTCACAAAATGACCGTTGAAGAAAAGAAACTTCCAGTGAATGAAAAGAGGGAACAATACTGATTTTGATACCCCAGTCAAATTTAAAAATTTGGAACTTTCTGAGCTAAGCGTTATATTCGGTTACATCGATCAACTTTGGTCACCAGGATACTAACTTTACGGTGCGTCTTCAAATGGACAAAATCGAATGTTATGTGGCTGGTGAAAAAATCGCTATGGGGGTCTTAAAAAAAGATGGGCATATAGAAGCGCATGGCGACGATTTCGAAAAACCATCTGATATGTTCAAGACTTTTATGAACAAGCTACAGACTCCGGGCGAACACCAGCTGTCTTTTATCAGAGCTATTTGTAACGGTGTGTACAACCTTGAATGTGTGTCTAACTAAAATGAATCTGTTCCTTCTCCACCGAAAGCAGGGTAAAAATGTGCGCAGACACTGCAATCGCCATGCTGTGAAAATGGTATTGGAAACAGCACAGCTACTATGGGCTGCTGCTCATGTTGGCAACGCGCCTGTAGATAATCTAGACGTAACGCCCTACAAGCTCACTCACAAGTGGCACCCGACTGCTATATGGGTTCGCCAAACGCTAGAAAACTGGGAATACACGATAAAACTTGCATTTAAACTGTCCAGAGAGTACACCCGCAGATACAAAAAAATTCACAAATGCCATGCGCATTTTATAGCACTCAGAAAGTTAGGGTACTATCCGCCTGCCGAGACTCGGGATATAAAAAAACCATGTGGCAAGATTAAGAAAACCAACTGCACGCCTTTCCCACTGGCTATGCCAGACGAGTGTGTTGTCTATAGAAATAACAAAGTGGACGCTGTTCGTAGTTACAGAAAATATTACAAGAAAAAAAACAACGAGTGGAAAGAAAAGGGACGCCCTATGAAATATACAACTAAATATTGTGAAGTATAAAGCATATATTTAAGTATTAAAAATGCCAAAGGTAAACCGAAACCAAAAGCGAAACCAAAGATGAAAGGACGTTGCTGGTCGGGCTATAAGCCTACGTCAGGGAAAAAGGCATATTCGAAAGGTAGCTGTACAAAAAGATAAAAAAACTATAAATGTGGGCGTATATATTTTAAATGGACAGAGTGGTTAATTTTTTAAAACGAGATTTTTCTCCTTTGGCTGATCCTATCTCGCTTGGGCTACTGGTGTCATGTTCCACATGGTGTTTTATCATTGTACAGAGTAAACTATACGACCAAAACATCCCAGACGTATCCGTGCCTTTTGGTATTATTACAGCAACCCTGGGGTTCATTCTACCTCTCCAGATGTCTGCATCTATTGGCAAGAATAAAGATTGTATGGACAATTACAACGCTTTTTGTGGCGATGTGATGGCTCTTGCTTGGGAAACAATAACTGTCGCCCGTAAACCAGAAAACGATTCTCGTATACGACAGCTGTTTGACATTTACTTTATTTTCCCAACAGCAGTCAAGTGGAAATTTCGTGGCGGTTTAGATATGAAAAAAATGTATTTGGCGAAACACGGGGAAAAACCTATAGCCGATAAGAAAAACGACATTACTGTACGTTCTAGTCAAAGATTTATAGACACAGCAGTCGGACAAGAACATAGCGAAAACATGGCAAATATGAAAATGGATGCAGCTGATTTACTTTTCCTACACGTATTTGACTTAATTAGTGAGCTGGATGTATCCGACGCGAAGAAAAACATGCTTATTCGTACAGCAGAGAGGGTATACGGTGCATATGGAAATATGGGGAATTTGAGCGGGTACAAACCACCTAGGCTATTTACAAGCTTTCTGAACTCTGCATTGCTTTTGTATGTGGTTCTTATTCCATTTTCATTCGATATAGAGGCTCTTAAACTAAATATAGTGTGGCAGTCTTTCTTGGTCGTGTATTTCTTTTTGGGGATAAATATAGTTGGGAAAAAGGTAGCAAATGCATTCGTCTCGTCTAAAAAATCGGGTGGCGCTTTTCAAACCGTTGGAGCATCGGAAACAGACACGAACGCAGCTGTTCATAGTATTTTCACTAGGAGAAAAGACATTACAATGACGAAACTTAGGACGATACCAATCATGTTCCACTAAGCTTCGAATATGTCTGATATGTCTCTAAGTTCTTCAAGAGACTCTTTGTTACCTGATATTAATATACATACATTTGCATGTTTGCATAGTTTTGCAAAAACTTTTACATTTTGATATTCGTGTGCGTTATTTAGTATAATAGTATCGTATTGCTTGTAATTTACCAACATTGGGTCCACTTCAATGATCTCCAGTGTTTTTCCCAACGGCTCCCACTGCGCATTTCCTTTCCTGACGTGTATCATTTATCCACCTGTGAGATAACTTATACTGTGGACTACATCCGGAAAAATACAAATTACCGTTGTTACAATCTTCCAGCAGACGGTGCTCTATATGGCAGTGACCACGCTCACGTTTGCACTTTTCAAGCATAAATTTTACATATGCACATTTGGAACTTGTACTCATTTTACAGCGATAGTATAAAAAGCTTATACACCGTTTAAATGGACTATGCGGGGACATCTTTTAACGCGATGTGGGGGGACGGAGTGCTGTGTATAGAAGCTTTTGCGTTAGAGGACAATTCATTTGGACTAATGGAAATTATTCTAGACGCTGCTATTGAACAAGATAGCTTTAACATAGCATGGGATTTAAGAAATATGGAACCTCCTTCTTTTTACCAGATTTGGAAAATGGTGTCATTTGCTTCTCAAATGCAGCCTAAGTTGAGCGGGTTTGTAAACAAAGCAAGTGTCTTGATAACTCCCAAGTACGAAAAAACCATAAGGTTCATTATGAAATACACCGGACCTTCGTGCCCATGCTATGTAGGGACAAATGCACAGGATGCAAAAAACTTTGTTTTGTAACGGTGTATATCCTGTAACGTAGACTTTTAGATCATGCTCGAACAGCAGTATTTGCACCTCCTTGAGCGCTGTCTCTCAGCACCTGTCCGTGAAACCCGCAATGCGCACTGTCACTCCACATTCGGAGCGTTTCTAGAGCACGACCTTCGCGAAGGATTCCCTGCACTCACTACAAAGAAGATTTTCTTTCGAGGTGTTGTGGAGGAGCTTGCATGGTTCTTGCGTGGTTCCACTAATGTAGAAGAGTTAAAAGATAAGGGGGTACACATCTGGGACAAGAACGCGGAAGCCTACGACACGGATGGAGTAGACGCTGGTGGTATTTATGGTTTTTTGTGGAGACATTTCGGGGCAGAGTACAAGGACTGCAACACAGATTACTCAAACCAGGGTGTAGACCAGATCCAGGCTATCATTAACGGACTTAAAGATTGTCCGACCTCAAGGAGGCATGTTCTGTGCGCATGGTCTCCTGGAACTCCAGCATCATTACCCCCATGCCATGTTCTGTACCAATTCTACGTACAGGATGGTGTTCTGCATGTTCAGATGTATCAAAGAAGCGCGGATCTCTTCCTGGGAGTGCCCTTTAATATTGCAAGTACGGCACTTCTTACTCATCTTATCGCACACGAATGTGATCTAGAAGTAGGTGTGATGCGGATCATCTTAGGTGATGCGCACATATACGTGAATCATGTAGACGCTGTGAGAGAACAGCTCGGGAGATTGCCTAAACGACTGCCTGCATTGAGTATCGCGAGGGAAAAGGATGGGTTAAGAAACGTACAGTTAGAAGGTATCGAGTTATTAAATTATGCACCAGAGCCGGCTATTAAAGCCGAAATGGTAGCTTAAAGATCTGATTTACTCTCACTAAGTTTAACTAGTTGTTTTACGAACCCAATGTTATAGCGTCCCTTGACATCATCCAAAGTAGAATCTCTATCTGCAGAGAGTTTCTCAAACTGTGCCTGCAGCTTGTCCACTTCGTCCTTAAAATCCACATGTGCCTGTTCCCGTTCCTTTGTTTCTGCCAGTACAATGGTTTTCAAGTCAGCAAGTGGTTTATCTTTCAACCCTTCGATTATTTTCTTATCTTCGTCTGAACAGTTATCAAGGGTATCAACAACACAGCCCGGTGTCAGTGTTTTTGTGAATGTCTTTAACCCAGCTTCGTCTCTACTACCACTATAATCTTCAAGATTGTTGGGGTCACCGAACTTGATTGACGGGAAGCCCTTGACTCCCATCTTCTCACATAGTGATTTTCCAGCCTCGATGCAGTCAACATCAGCTACCAAAATATTATCGTGCCCCTCGAATTCACCCATGAGAGAATCCCAGGCAGGTTTCATCCTCTTACAGTGACCACACCAGGGGGCAAAGAACTTAACAAACACAGCTTTACCTGCAGTTTTTTCTTCCCACGTATCGCTGGTCAATTCAATGGAGCTGGCGCTTGCGATAAGAGTAGCGAAGAGAACAGATTTCATTTTGTGGTTTATATCAAAGGATATACTGTTGGTTCGTTTGATCAAAAAGTTTACCTATTTATGCAAAGTGCGTGTGTAGTAAATGGACCCTGTACGCTTAGCAGAGTACGAGAGAGTAGTTACCCGTGCTCTTTTGACGAACGAAGACCATTTATGGGCAGAAGCTCACGCTCTTGCGTGTTCTTATGGTTTCTCTCCAGTAAACATTCTGAACTGTCACGCTAATGTTGAAAGGTGGCTTCGTCTACATGGTGTAAGTGAGATGCGACCGTGTGAAAAAAAAGCTATTATTCTGATCCAAGCCACAGTGCGCAGGTGGTTAGTATTAAGTAAAATACATCAGCAAATGAATATGTACGCCCGTCTGGCTGGCATAGACAGCCCACGCCACTCTAATCGAGCCATAGCGTTACAAAAGACACTAACACGCGCATGGGAACGTATTCATAGTGGCTAGTATGTGGTACATCACTGCCAAAGACGTAACGGCTGCTAGCATATATGGGTCAATTGTTTCTAGATCTTTCGGACAGGGCATCATTTTTTTTACAGCGAGCGTTATATATATATATATTATCATTTCTGAATAATGGGTGGATCTTACAGTCTCTATGGGAGACAAAAAAACAACGATGCGTATATTCTTATCGAGGACAACTTGAAATCACCTTTTACTTCATTCAAACACCATGTTGTAACGCAGGCTATGGACAAAAAGCACGCCGATCTTAAATCTCTTTACATCTACAGGGGCTATTTCAGGGAAGCTAAAGCCATTGTAAAGAACGGGTACCTTGAAATCACGTGCCATTCTAACAAAATAGCAGAGAAGTGGGACACTGCGGAAGAGGACTTACACGATATAGCATGGTTATTTCGAGACTTCCTGCTCCAGTGGAAACCTGTGCATACTGATTATTCATACAAAAGAGTATATCAAAAACTCTAGTCTCTTTTCCTTTTTTTAGTTAACACTTTATCTATTGTAAACCACATTACCCCAGAGGAGGTCTGCATGCTGAAGTATTTTTCACCAGCCTTGCCCATCTGACGAACAGCGTCGCATGCCTTTGTCACGTCTTCCATACACTTAATTGTGGTCCGGTTAATACGAAGAAGTTCGTCAAATTCTTCGGGGGTTTCGAAGGAAGCCACATAGCTATTGGGATCAATCTTGCTAATAATTACAATCTCTCGCATGCCTTTTGTCTGATCCACCAAGCCGATCAATTTGATATTCTTACATACAGGCATGTCTTCAGATTGCATCAGGTTTGTGGATAAATTTTGGAAAATGAACGGACCAAACTCCACAACTTTTCTAGGACACCATTCTTTATAATTATCTGTTACTTTGTGCAGGATGGGCGCGGGTCTAATCTTGATCGTTTTCTTGTTCCCTTTCCTGGAAAATACGATATCCACCTCTGGTTCAAGTGACATGATGAACTCTGTGTTGTGAATAGTAATTTTACTCCCGCGTGTGTCATCTTTCATAAGCCCAAACATATCCAAGTCGTACCCCCCCACGGAATGGACCACATCCCCTGGCTTTAGGTGTTTTTGTAGGCAGGAACGAGGGTCGATCTCGTTGACCACTGCCCCTGCACCTTGGATTTTGTGTACCTTTTCGAACGCGTGTGACATTGGCAGTAGAGAGACCCCCCAGACCGGGAAATACCCATACGGGGCTGTAAAGAACTTTTTGAAGTAGTTAATGACCGAATACGCAGGGACTGCAAAAGAAATGGCTTCTGCACACCCTAATGTACTTGTACATATTCCAATAACACGTCCCTTTTCGTCGAACAAGGGTCCACCAGAGTTGCCAGAATTGAGCGAGAGATTGAGCTGGAGCATCTCCTCCTCGTCAGAGCCCCTCCCAGCCAGCCAGCCGGAAGACACTTGGTTTTCCAACCCCTGCGGGAAGCCAATGGTAGAGACCTTCCTCGTTTTACTAGAAATGCGTTTGTTGCACAACTCTGCGGTACCAATGTTTTCCAAATACTCGTCTGGGGTTTCGGACAGGAACCATTTGTCATGCTGCGAGTTTGGGGTGACGGATAAAATAGCAACATCCAATTTAGGAACCACGGCTTCAACATACGATGTGAACATGGATTTGCCCATAGAGGCTGTCCGCAGGTATGCAAGGCGTTCGTCTGCATCGTCAACTACGTGGAAGTTGGTCACGAAGAAAATCTTTTCAGGTGTAAAAAAAGGTAACTGGGACAGAAAGGTTGGTTTAATACGAAAGCAAGTGCCAGTATACTCGTTTACGTCGATAGTTTTCCGGGGATCCTGTTCGTCCGGCTCGGAGCAGATGACATTGACCTGCAGGATGCAATGGCGAAGTTTTTCCATCTTTGAAAAACATTGTGCCCCTTTATACACCGTTACTGAATGCGTGTATAAGTATCGAGCCTCTTTACCCAATGACAACCCCCCGTTGCCCCATATGTCACAATAGGTACAGTGGTCAGCGTATACCTTATGTACTCCAGCCATGTTCGCACGGGTTATGCAAGGGTTGTGCAGATGAATATATAGTACGGCGTAATAGTACATCATGTCCAACGTGTAGAGCAACAATTCTAAGACATACGGTGAATTACGATTTAAAAGAAATGTGCACTCAGTCTTTAGAAGGGTGGAAAGAAGAATTAATGGAATCGTTATGTAAAACTCCTGGGATACCTGTTACTATAGAAGATTCTATTTTACCAGCGGCACAGTTAATTGTTAATAGGGTGACTCTAAATCGAAACTTGCACGAAGCCTTGGTAACCCTGGTAAGAAACGCGAGTCCAGAAGATGCCTATAACTGGGTCGACGCACTGCAATTCCCTGCAGACTGGGAAGTGGAACGGAAATTGTCGAAACTCTTAAGACATCACGAATTTTTAGACAAGTGCAGTGCTGGCTGGATCTTAGAATTTATCTAGGCTGACAAGGGTCCCAGACCCTGCACTTCGAATCCTTTGTGTCCGTGCAGTTGTCGCCACCGAACAGGATGGCAGTGTACGTATCTGGATTTGTAAATAATAGACACCTGGCTGCACCGTCTTCAACCACACCACAATCGTCGGGTTCGTTTGTACATATACCAGAATCCATGCACTTTTTATCATCGTCTTCAATGTATTCTTTTGTTCGGAAATCTCTTTCAAACACCCCGTAATGTGTCTTAGGACACTGGCGGGTGCTAGATGGTTCTTTCACGTCCACCACACACTGGCACTCTTGGCAGCTGTCCCCAAACAAACCCGGGTAGCACCCCCCGTCTGTCTGTTTTTCACACGCGTCAAAGGTCATTCCATTAAAAGATTCAGTATGTTTGGCATTGCACCTGCAAATCCCCTTACCAGCCCACATTCTAGTCCCACCGTAGCACGTCGGGGTCGCACAATCTGGACCCACACCAATATCACACTTACACCTATCGTTATACAGGGGTACTCTGGACAAATCTGAACACTTCCCATCCACACAGAAATTAGATACACACATCGAATCCCCAATGAATTCCCCTCCACAGGTACAAGAAGTGTTGTAACATATCTCTGGATCCGTGAGCCCGTAACCAGAAGGGAATACATTTCCTTTCAACGTTGCATCGTAATCCAAATCCGCATTGCATACTGGCACAGTTTCCGCACAATTCTGACCATACGTACCGTCTGGGCAACAATCTGGACCGGCGTACCCCTCTTTACACTTGTCGCAGTACACGGTGCCCGGGTCTGTGCTGGCATCCTCACCTATAGCAATGCAATCGCTTTCGGATAAATCATACAGTGAGTTGCGAATACCAAATACAGAATCATAAGTTTTAGGGTTTGCAGATAAATCAAAGCTACTACGACAAGAAGGTACCCAACGACTTGTGCACTGGGTTTCAGTAACATAGCCAGGTAATAGATTAATACAATGTGGGAACGCATATTGGTGTTTGCAGGTGTAGCAAGTGTGGTGGGTTCCGTTGCCCTCGTTGATTGCACCGGGTGGACATGTGTCACACAAGTCCCCCCCATATGGTGGCACACAAATACATTTATTGACACCACCTATAATACGCTGTTCACCGTGAACACATTTTAATTTTGCTGTACTGGTTGTTAATGTTTGCTCGTTTGTGATTATAAAAATACACCCCACTGCAGCTAAAGCAAGTCTAGGAAGTCTTGGCACCGAGGGGGCAACGAGTAGAGCCAGTGCGCCCAAAACCCACCCTGAAAAAAATTGTGTTGTTTCGTCGCCCGAACGCCAAATGAGAATATTTCCGACAACCAGAGCGCACAGTCCTAGTATCATTTGAATAGAGAGTGATAGTATTTATATGCTTAAATGTTCGAGGAGATGTTACCTGAGGATACGAAATATCTCGAAGAAGTACTAAAACTATTTCAAGTTACCAACTATAAGCTATCCGAAACACCGACCAGGTTTAAAATTATTATTCATCCGAACGAGTGTACTTTGAAGACTCTGCACGATGTACAGGACATTAGAAACCCCGTTGGTATTGAAGTTGATCTTAAAAATGGAATTTTTTTAGAATGTTTAAAATCAGGATCTTCAAGAAAAAAAAGAAAAATTTCATTAGAAGTCTTTAAAGCCGAAATGCCTGAAAAATACAAATGTGGCAAGTTCGATCCAGCCTTGAGAATATTTCTGGGCATAGAAGATATATGTGACTTCGAGACCAGTATTGAAAACGACAAACTTGTTGTTAAAAAAATCGAATGCCTTTCTTACCCTGTTTTGAAACGTGTCGAACAAGAAGGATTCGACATCTCTTTCAATCTTAAAAATGCCCATATGACACTTGTGCGCGCAAATCTACTATGAATTGTAATATATAAATATTCATTATGTCTTTGATATGGACTTTTTTATTACCTATGTATATAAAGTGTTGTGTGGTCAACCTGAACCTAATACAAAAGAACTTCAAACTATGACGAACGAAAGAGTTTCAATATGCGGTGAGTTCGTGAACAAATCTTGCCCAGAACTTATGTACATCCACAATTCAACCAAAGTAACACAAACAAACTCTGTCCCATTACATTCTAGATGCTGTTCAACGAAAAAAATACTAAACAGTTGCAATGGTGTACAACTTGTTACAGATGATATACACGTATGCGTACATAGGAGTGTAGCCGTGCAGTGGTACCATTATTATAGATTGAGACATTTCCCGAAATTCATCTGTGGGTTAGTTTTAGAATGGTTGAAAGCCCAACCGTGGTACTTGCATGGGCAAACGTTCAACATTAGCAGGCTGATAAACTCACACTGGGTAAACACATACAAAATAATGTATAAAGAAAGTATTCAAAAAGTAATGACTTGATTTAAAAATTTCATAACCCCTTCCTGTAGATCATCTGGAATAGCTTCGTTATACCTCTTATGACAGTGGTGACAGCCAATACTGAATATGCCGGGTGCTTTGTATACATAATACCTATTATTTCTCCTATGCATCCGACCCGCAAGTTTGCATACACCTTTTTTCAGATGACCCACCCAGACCCATTCTAAGTCATTCTTCCACCTATAGTCTGTAGCACCTGCCCAGTCTAATACAGCCTCCACACACGGTGGGACCATATTATTATTTCGAAAGGGTGCACTCACTACTTTGTCCAAACCTAATTTAACAACCTCTTTGGACCGAACAGGCTGGACCAACGTTCTGACCCAATTTTCCATTGACCAATTTAATCCAACTAATGGACGATTTTGCCCGTATTTTGAGTTGGCAAGCATTCTGAAGCACCGGTTACGCGTATACACACTTAAATCAATAGTTGGAACATCGTCCCCGTAAATGTCTACCAAGCGTTGGTAGAAGGATCTACCCTGCACTGGAGACTCGAGTAAATATTTCTCAGCAATAACAATGATGTGAGCACTCTGTTTAGTACCCTGAGACGCGTCCAGGAAAATGTACTCCACTGTGCCTACCTTTTCCTTCATAGCGTGGAACATGAAATCTAGCATCTTTTCCAATACACCCCACTTTTGTCGAACATTTCCCTCATCGATATCAAAGTACATATGACACGGTCTATCTTCTATAACTTCACAATAGTTAAGAAACCCGTCTTGCATTAAAGACCACATGGAGGGCAGTGTGCGTGCAAGGAATTGTTTCGCACCCCTCTTATTCACATCCATAGAGTAAATTTTTTCATCTGCCCTAGCAGCCACGTCTTTAAGACGCAACATTTTATAGAAACTATTTGTATTCTATACACCGTATATTTAAGGACGAAAGCATTCCTACAATGATCACCTTTGTTTTCGCACAGGTGTTCTTTGCATGTATCTCGTTATCATTCAAAACGCTTACCGTATACCACTATGCGAACGCCCTTGCGCAGTTAGCAATGCTGTTTTATAATTTATTTCCATATACACGAATCAGGTACCTATCTGGGGGCTTGCTGGGGCTCGCTGCCATATCCTCCGGACTAGCCTGGTTGATCTCTGCAATAAGGGTGTGGAGATATATTTTCTTCCCGACAAAGGAAGGAGCATCGCTATTTGGGGAATGTTTAGCCAATGTTTTAGTAGTATTATTTCAGTTATTACTTATGCTAGCCCAGGCAAAGGAACTCGCGATAAAGGGAAAGGTAAAGTACTCGAAAACCTTATTTAAAACATGTGTTTTCATACTTTTCTTCCATGATTTTGCCTATGCAGGGTTATTTACATATGCTGAAGACGCAACAATTATGTTTGGCTACACACAGTTTATTGTTCATACACTCATGCTTGGTCTGAATAAGCTAAACATGGAAATTTTCCAATATGTATGGGTTGCTCTTATTGTTCAGCATGTGTATGTGATCTTTATGTATGAAGACATGTACATTAGGGTGTTCTCAGGGGCTTACATAGTGGCAGATTTAATATATCTCATAAACTCGTCTTTACAACACCGAACCAGTATAGTGACCACGTCCATAAGGCTAATAATAGGACCAGAAGAAAACCGAGACGAGTAGGTGTTAAACGAGTCATTTTCTTTTTAATATATGTCACTGTATCTTGAACTCTATCTACCTTTTCATGTAAATGACCAATTTTTTCATTAAGCTCTAGTCTTGACTCGTTTAGATTCTGGTTCCCCTCTTCCAGCAGTGTCTGGATCTTCTGAAGTCTTTTGTCTATCCGCTCCCCCGTCTGCTCCTGCAACATTTCCTAGACCCTTGTCCAAATAAATAAGCTCTATGTGACGGCATACTTCCGGCGTAATATAATCTAAATATGCACCCGGTTCCCAAGAATAACTTGTTGGTTCGTATAAATTTTCTATTTCTTCAAGCATGACAAGTTCATCGCTACTACTAAGTACCCGTCTCAACAATCCTTTCCCACCTGCTTCGGGGACTTCCCCTCTGAAGAAGGCAAGTCTGTGGCGGATGACTCTGAGCGCGTCCTTGTATTTGAACATTGTACATAAACACTGTTGTCCTGATACACCGTATCTCTGGGGCGTTTTTTTGATTTCTTGACACCCGCGCGCTCCATCAGATTTTTTAACAATTCTTCCCGAGCATTCATTCTTTTATTTGAAACCTGTATAAATACATGTACACCGTGAATAAATGGAAAGTGATGACGCTAAGGAGAAAAATATTTTAATAGCAGGAGGTGAACGTCGTCTATCAATTCCAATGGTCTGGACAACGAAAAATACCCGCGGCTATGGAAACCTATCGGAAAACTGGTTTCAATCAATGGCAATTGCTACTGTGGTTTGGCACGACAACTATCTGTACAAACTCCGCATGCCTACTGCAAATGCTAAAATTAAATATAATTTAGACATTACTTTACCTGACAAATCAGCCGAGCCACATGTGGGTACATATGTAAAGGTTAAAGATGGTGGAGAATATGTAAAGGATGGAGATGATTATAGAAAACCCAAAGGGGATGAAAAAGCTACTCACAAGTACTTGTATCCACATCCTGTCAGAAACTCTTTTCGTTATAAAGTACCGAACATTATAAATTATAAAAACCTAGTGGTACAACAACCTGGGTACAAAGCTATGTACAACAATGCCGCTGCAAAACAAAGTGACGCTATAAAAGATAAGCAAATTAACACTCTATTATCTAAGACATACCTTAGTCCCAGTTACGATGCTAAAAAACAAAACTCGAAGACTAGCTATAATATGAAAACCAATGATAAAAAAGGAACACAAGATATTACACTGAAATGTTTTGCTTTCGATTTAAACAAATCAGCAAATTTTATCACGTATATTGCGGGCGCTTGGTTTATTACAATCAGTAACCCATTTAAATTCTTTTCAGAGGATATGAGAATGGTAGATGAGGGTAGAATCGCAGCAGCGCTCAAACAGATAGACATTGATAAAACAAATAACATACGCTTTTATGTCGCAAACGGAAATGTGGATGCGCTGTTGCTCGACGTTTACCCCCCATGGAAACAGTATGATGACACCAGAAGGTACCGAATACCTCACGGTGTGACGTTTTTCGACAGCCAGGGTATATGGGAAATCATTTGCCAGCATATGGGTATGTCTGTCGATGGGGAGTTCAAACCGGATGCAGTCTCATCACCATATCCTGACCAAGAAAGACGGAAGGGTGCATTTAAACTCGTCAAAAAAGCTTTGGAGGACAATTATTACAGATTCGTATCCCTTCGTCCGGCATGGAACACTAAAGAACGTTTTGACAACTTTTTTAAGAAGTTAAAATACCCACCCGATGTAATTAGGGACACATTACCTGTACAACCTAAAACAAAGAAACTTGAACCTCGACGTATGCTGACAATGGATGAGCTAACATCGGCATCCGCCAAACCCGCATCTGAAACCCCATCAGGACGCGTATACGAAAACTTATCATATACAGATTTACGGACAAAGATGGAAGACAATTGGGATAGGGCTGTGCCTGAATTGGAACATGCCAGAAAAACCGATGCAGAGGCTACAACCATTTCCGAAGTCATACAGGCACTGTTAAGGAATGTAAGAGAAATATACATCACAACGATACTGTATAAATTAAAAGTCCTTGATGAAGATCATGATGAAATATGTGATCGACTTTATAACAGTACATTTGATTTGGAAAATGAAAGTGTAACCATATCTGATCTACAAGAATCAATGGTAAATCGCGCAAACTCAGTACCTGGGAAATTCGAACTATTTCAGAATTTAATTGCGGGGACAGGAATAGTTACATCCGATAAGGACCCGAAAATAGAAAAAAAGCGTGTTAAAGAGTTATTATTAGCAAAGGAACGTACAAGAAAAGAGTTGTCCCCCAAAAAAAAGCCCAAGGAAAATCTCGATGATAGTGACAAACTCAAGGTAGCAAAATTAGAAAAAACCATAACAGAAATAAAACTCCTTAAAAGAGAACTCGGAGCATTGCAAAACCCGAACTGGGTATTGATGAAAGATGTACTAGCAAAGGCTGGTGCAAAAGCACAAAACAAGAAAGCTGTTAAGACGAGTGTCGTGTATACGTTAGGCGAATTTGACAAATTGCTTGATAGGTTTTCAGATTCAAAATATACTATATCGGACAAGGACCTCTTAGAAAACTTCAAGAAAAAGACTATAGAGTTAACAAACCTACGAAATGACAAGACGTGGATGGTCAACGAGGAAAAACGACTATCCATCCTATTGGCTGAATTAGACGAAACCCATACAAATTTCGGTAACCCCGACAAAGAAGACGCACAGTTTGATAAACAGGTGCATAAGTATGACACCACTGGTACAAAAACTTTAAGAAAAGGGGAAATTCTCCCAGTAGCGCAATTAAATTCAAAAAACCTATTCAGGGGTAACAAGGGTACAGAACTAGACGCCTTCATTAAAAAGCACCTTGGGAAAGAAGAGAACAAAGGTTTTGCCAGGTTCTCTTGGTATGAAGGGCACGACAACACATATGGCTTAACATTCACCGACAATTCGGTAGGTATTTCCAAAAAGTGGCGGGACGAAAACAGGGATGCCTTAGAAAAAGGTACTCTAAAATATGATCCGAAAATGAATACAGGCGAAACTGGACATATTCGATTACACATTCATAAAGCTAGATCCTTACCTATCGAACATACAAAACTAATCTTTCTTCACGAACTAGCACATGCGAAGGTAGGTGACCTACCTTTGTATTTCCAAAAAATTCAGATGAACCCATCTTGGGACCTAGATCTGGATAAAAATGGCTGTCTACAAAAAAGTGACAGGAACCCCACGCTTAAAAAGTACACTGATAACATCTCACATATAACCCATAATAGTATATGGCAGGCGGCTGCAGATCAACTATTTGATAATAACTTTGAAAACATTTTTGACAGGGCGTATGATACCAAAACAGACGCATGGTTACGACCACAAGAAAAGAATCATTACTATACGTGGAGTAGAGTCCATGCAGTCATAAGAAAAAAAAATGCTTACACACCAGACGGAACCCCCAAACAAGACGCCGTGTCGAAGAAATTACGACGGAACGGGGAATCAAAAGTTATTTGGAATGTTTTTTATGATGCCAAAACAGTTGAAGCTTGGAAGGATAACGTCACAAATATAGCATTTATGCGGGATGAGGATTCTGAAATTGTAAAATATGACCCAGACGACTACGACGAAAGTCATTACAATTGGATAGACAGATGGGGAACGAGACAGCTACAAAAGAAGGCATCAGCGGCTATAACATCAGAAATTAGTGTGTTACGAGCAGACATACTTAACAACAACACACCTGAAAGACGGAAAATCCAACGTGAATTAGACCAAATACGGGAAAAACTAAGCAATAGAGATTTCAAAGTATTCGTAAAGCTAGCAGAGTACTTGCGGAAAGAAATAAGTCCAGAAAATATTATTGCAGATTTGGCTCGCCTGCATTCAGCCAAAAGTTTAACAAAGTTTAAAACCGACTTTAAAACCATCATTGAGAACGTAAATAGAGATTATTCGACACTTTTAACTACTATTTATAGAGAGAAATTAGGCATAAAACTTCCATTGACATGGAAATCACAATGGTTTAAGATGCATGACACAGACCCCAATAGAAGGATCATTAACAAAACCTTTAAGGATTACATGGGAGCTTTTATATCAGTGTGCTATACTACAGACGGGTCAAGCCCAGACAAATTTAAAGCAATGTCGTCCGAACGAACGAACGGCATGCCGCTCGCTTTGCGATATGCAATGACACTCGACGGGGTGCATGTCTCAAAGGTGGACGTAAGCACTGTTGAAAAACTAAAGAAATTTAAGCTTGAAGGTGGAAAATATAATACAAAATTCTTATTTCCAAAGGAGGGAACTAAACAACAGGGGCTCTATGACAAAACAGATATCACAATGGCTGAGCCCACAACTGAAGAAGGGTACAAAAAATTTCACGAAGAAGCTGCCAAGATACTTAAGACCTGGAAGCCCGATCGCGGTTACGGCGAAGAGCAAGTTTTTAAGAAGGCAAAGAAGAAAAGCAAAGCGCATATAAGTAGCCCTCCCACGTCTAATAAAATGTCCAAGAAAAAATCAAGAAGGCGAAAAAGCAACATGGATATTTATTTAGAACAATTAGGATTAGAATCAGTTCCAGCAGACCCCGATGGAAATTGTTTTTTCCATGCTTTAAAACAAACAGCACGTTTAGACGAGACAATACAGGATTTACGAGCTAATATTGTAATTAAATTAGGCGAAATATTAGATGTGACACTTGACCCAGTTAACCCAGAGTTTCAGATAAAAAATCTAATAGATGAGCCATACACAGTAAAGATTTCAGGGAGCGGTACGACTAGAGCAGAAACGTTAGATGCGTATTTAAATTTAATGGCTCAACCCAATGCCTGGGCTGATTCTGCTGTTGTGATGGCTGCCATGGTATATTTGCATCGGCAAATTTATCTAGTAAATAATAAAACGAATCCCGAGTGGGGAATTGCGATGCGTGAATTTCCACAAGATTTACTATCCGACAGACCACTAGGCGACCCAGTTGTTCTTACCTTTAATGAAGGAGATATAACAAATGGGAACCACTATCAAGGTACTAGAATAATCGATTCTGGTAAGTTCAACGATGTAGTAAGAGTGGGGGTAGAGATTATCCACGACAGCCGAAATATCCTCGCTATTATGAAACGAGCATCTACGATGAAACCAACTTCTGTAAAACGTCAAAGTGGACTCACATGCGGTATGCATGCAATAAATAACCTTTTGGGCACTGCCTACACCGCCAAAGACTTGCAAGGTGTATGTAAGGACGAAAAAACAGAGGATTGGAATTCAGAAGTCATTATGCATTATCTGGGAGTCCAGTGGGGTAGAAATGACAAACTATCGCTAACCGGACAGTTCGATGCAGGAGATGTGAAAGATAATCACAAAATGCTACAATTCCTAGAATTTGAAGGACTATTGGGCTTTGTTATCCATTTGCCCGGACACTGGACAGCTATGCGTAGGTGGGACACAGGGACTAATAGTGGGTTTTCATATATGGACAGTTACCCAAAAACAGATCGTCTACAGACATTTGCA